AGGACCTGAGTTAATCAGGTTCATGTTGGAAATATCATCGCCAACATAAATCCAGCCGGAAAACCCTCTGGTAACTGCTCTCTCAAGCAGAGCGACAGACTTAAAACGCTGTCGACCAAGCGCAGCAAGGGCTTGGGTATCTTCCTCGCGGAAGACCTTCTTCCAAAATCTGGAAGATTGCTTCAACCAAACGTTGAAGGTTCTTGACTCCTTTTTGTAGTCACCTTTCAGGAATTTCTGAAAGTTTAAGACCCGCTCGATTTCGGTGGGTAGTGACTGTAAAGTCACAAAGCCAACTCTGCTGGCTTCATTCTCCAATGATGAGAAATCGTACTTTTTCGTGTACGGATCCGGTGGAACTTCCACCGAGTACACTTCTCGAAGAAGTGTGACAATGAAATCATCATTGTAGATAGAGTTACCCTTAACTCTGGACTCCCCAGGAAGTGCTCGGGAGTAAGACTCAAAGATTTCTTTGAGTACCGGCGAAACGTCGCTGGAGATGCCATGTTTAACCCTGGCATTAAGACTGGACAAGCTGTTCAGTGTAACGAATCGATCGGATTCGGAAGGTAACTCAAGTACCTTGAAAATGTAGCCGACATAAGGCCACATAAACGACGGCATAATGCTGTCGACTATGGGAAGACCCATACCTCCACAACATGGTGGAAGATAAATAGGCAATTTACATGCCTCGTTACGAATAATTCCGTAATTATAACATCTGTCAAAGATGTTTCGGAAATAGCTAAGTATAGCTATTTTGAGAAATTTATTCTCAAAGTAATCAAGCTGATTACTTAACATCCTCCCTTTACCGAGGATAGAACTCCGGTTTTCGGAGTGCTCGCGACTCATGGTCGTGAGGAGACGCGATTTAATCACGTCTACGTACTCAATCGTACGTTTCCCATTATCATTTTTAATAATGGCATGATCTTCACAGAAGATCATTATTCTCCGGGACATTCCGTCCTTCGAGGAGAATTGCCAACCCATATCGGTTGCTACTCTCTTAAAGAGTTTAACCCGGCGTAACTGCGTCCGGATTCCTGCGACGTCATCGCCGCAGATACAACACGGATCCTGTCCGTATGTCCCAAAATATTTTGGGAAAGACCACACGGGTTCGAGTGGATTCCGAAAATAATATTCGGATATCTCCTCAACAAGGAGATTCTCTAACGTCAAAGTTAGAAAACTTATGGGTTCCCCCATAAACGAACCGCGACGATTCGGAGACCCATCTGGAAATTGGGTAAGACGCTTAAAGCGTGGGGCCTTATACATGGCCCGACAGCAAGTAATCAAGCTGTAAAACACCCAAAAAGGGTGTGATTTGGGGAGTCCCCACAGGAACCCACGCCAAATCACCTCTAGTAAGTCTAGAGGAATAAGGTCAGTTGAAGCCTTATAATCGCTCGACTGAGCAATAAGATCGGCGAAACCTCCGATCTTTCCTCCAAGGAATTTGAGGAATGACCACATCTTATTTGTGGAACGCAAGCCAATTCTTGCGCGACCATCTCTTGCGATGATGGGTTCAGCCATGAACCTCATGGCTCGGGTCACGAGAGTGAACCATGCTTGGTTTTTGCCAAGCGGCCTGGTTTTTGCGCCAGGCTCAGCCAGACAATCTAGTCTGGCCTTAGGCCATTGAATTGGCCTATAGATCATGTGGTGACGCATGACCGGCCCAGAATAAACTGGGATAACATATTTCCCGATATGTAAGAAATGAGTTGGTTCGAACTCATAACCCAAATCACTTGAGTATGATCCTTGCTGGAAAGCAAGGGAAGTGGCCACCAGCAAGGCGGCCTTACCAACGGTAGATGGTAAAGCTCCTTCACCGAGGAACTTTGAAGCCTTACGCTTCTTGGTCGAAAGACCGGCACCTCCGTAAAGGAGGTCCAAGAAGCTACTATTCTTCTTTTTAAGGCCTAAAGATCTTAGACCTGCACCAAGATTATAAAACGATCTTGGACGGGGAAATAATAAATCCCCGTAGACATCTCTGATGTCTATGATTCCTTTAAAGGAACCCATAAAGTCAACAAGACTTTGGCCAGTGTCAAAGGACCCTGGAGTGAACAGTCCGATAGGACCGACACGTACCGCACCAAGCGGTACATCGAGTGTAGAAATCCACTCGGAGACAACGGAGGCAAGACCTCCGTCGGATTGGCTAGCTTCAAAGCAGCCAGATGTACTCACAGATATGTGAGTTCGTGTCGGCATTTCGCGGACATTAAGTCTCTTACCAAGAGCCTTGGAGAAATGGAAAACCGTTTCTAAGACATTTGGTGGTGTCTTATACTCATTAGAGAGTATATTCATCTGTTCGATGAATCCATCCCGGCACATGCTGGAAGTCGGACAGGGAAGAGCCCGTCCGAAGGTACGAATCTGGCAAAGGTTCGCAAGTTCATG